GAATATAATTATTTAATTTTTCCCATTCTTTACTATGTATAAATTCTTTATCGTAAATACCTGCCTCTAAAGATTTTAAAGCTAAAAATCTTTTATCAATTTCAAATCCTGTAGGCATTTTAACATCACCTGTATATAACGCTATTTCACTCAATACTTTCTTTTCCATAAAATGGATATACTACAATTTTAAAATATAGTCAATTACTCAGGAGGTGTTTCTGTTTTTTCAACTTCTGTATTGTAGTCCCATGATTGAGCACCTTCGTTCCAATCATACCAATGCCTATTTACTGTATCATTTTGCTGTTCTTCAGTTAAGGCTGGAGCATCTCCAATAGGAGATTTCCAAGAAGCAGTTGCAATGTCTTTTACCCAAGACGAATAAGGTGAAGGTGGCCAAAATATTTCATTAGTTGAATCCCATGTATAACCGGGCTGTGCCCAATTTCCTCTTAAAGGAGTTCCACCTAATTTATGTTGATTTGCAGAAGTATTATAAGAACTTTGAATCCATAAATTTGCAGGCCAGCTTAATTTGCTTTCTAAAAATTGTTGACCTATAGATTCGTTTTCTACTCCATTTTCATCTTGACAATTTTTATTATCTAAAACTACTACGTTCAATACATCATTTGATTCTGAAATTTTTGCAAAGTGTGCCATTATTTAGCCCTATACCTTAAAATTACAATTCCAGATCCACCTGAACCTGGGCCGCCTTTATTAGGTGGTCCATAACCTGGAGGATTTGCTCCTCCGCCACCACTGCCTGTATTTGCTAAGCCACTGGTTGCATTTGAAACTTTTCCAGAAGTAGCACATTGAGGTTGACCACTGTTATCGTTGTGACCGTTTCCTCCGCCACCTGAACGAAAGACAGCAGGTGTTCCTGCAATCTCTGGAGCATACCCTGCTCCTCCTGCATGCGATCCTGCTCCAGCCGCGCCGCCTCCGCCGCCGCCAAAATCAAATGTATTACCATTATTTCCTTGAGGAGGACTTACTGGTGGAGTGTTTCCAATTCCGATAGACCCAGTTCCGTTATTACCGCCACCTCCGCCGCCCGATCCTCCGGGTTGGCCCGATCCTTGCGGTTGAGGCCCACCGTTTCCGCCTCGTTTGGCAGTTAAGCATGCAAAACTTGTACAACTTCCTCCAGCACCTACTGTTACTGGATAAGCACCAGGACTACATGTAACTGGTACTGCTGCTGCAGGAGAAGCACCTAACGGAGATACAGAATAACATCCTGCTGTTGCTCCTGGAGATTCTCTAAATCCTCCTGCTCCCGCGCCACCAACACATGGAAGTGATGGAGCTGATCCCCCAGATCCACCGCCGGCAACTAATAAATATTCTACAACGTTAGCCGCTGGATCTGGACTTAGTGCTGATACACAAAAACTTCCTGACCCTGTAAAAGTATGAACTTTATATGCTCCGTCTTCTGTAGTGGTTCCGCCTGAAGCACACATTCCAGTAAAACTTCCAGATGTAAACCCAAAAGCTTTGGCTGATCCTGCTCCAAATGTTCCGATTAATGGCATTCTCTTTCCTCCCTAATATTCATTATGCAAACTGGGCTTGTGAAGCTAATGCTGTAAATGTTGCTGACCCTGTTTTTATAATTGTGTATGTGTAAACATCTAATGAACTTGCATTACCGGCAGTTGGAGCTGCTCCACCTTGCCATTCTGGAGTAACGCTTGATCCATCAATTTGAAAAGCTGAATTGTAATAAGGTGTTGAACCCATTTTTACAATGTGAGCTATTGTAATTGATTCGCCTGTGTCCATAATAGTGTCTAAAGATGTTGATCCATCTCCTCTTACATTTAATGTCCAGTTAGCTCCTGCATCTGTTGTAAAGTTCCACACAGCTTGTGTAAGAACATCATAGTTAACTGTTCCTGTAGCAGCCGTTGCTTCAGTTGTAACTTTTTCTGCCGTGCTTTGAATTTTACCTTGGCCATTAAAAGTCGCTCTTCCATAACCTTTAGGTGTAATATTTAAATCAATATTACCATCGCCCCCAGTTGCAGATATTGCCGGAGCATTACCTGTAGCCGCGTTAGCTACTGTAAATTCGTTAACTGCAGAACCAGTTGTTGAAAATTTAATTTGTTCATTAGAGTTTTCATCTAATATAGATTTTGTATTATCAATAATAATATTTTGTGCGTTAGTATCTAGGTCCGCTGAAAGCTGTGGTGAAAAATCAGATGATAAATCTGTAAATGCTGTGTCAACAACATTAGTACCATCTGAGTAAACCATTTTAGTACCTTTGTCAGCAGCCGCCCAAGTTACTCCAGTTCCTGAACTAGTTTTAACAGTTACTGTGTGAGAACCTGAAGTAGCATTATCTATAACATAAGTTTTTTCAATTGAATCTGGAACAACAACGTTAACTGCTCCTCCAATTGTACCTGTTAATTTTAATACTTGGTTTTTACCATTTGATAAAGCGCCATTAGAAAAAGTTAAAGTTGCACCTGATGTAATACCTACGGCATCATAACCACCAATTGCTTGTTCTAAAATTAATAAGTTTGTGTTTGTAATTTGTCCCCAAGTTCCCGAGTTTTCTCCAGTAGCTTGAACTGTAAGTTTTAAACTTGCTGATGTCGAATTCGCCATATTTTTATTCTCCGATTTTCTTAATTTATTAAAATTTTATTATAGTGTCAAACTATAATTATGCAGCGTTTGTATCGACTTCCTGCCATCCTGGAGGATCAACTGGTGCTGTGCCAGTGTTGACTTCGTTCCAAATCAATACATTTGTAGCGCTACCTAAAGCAAAAGTCAAGGCATTTCCTGGAGGAAATACTCGAGTTTCTTGAATAGTTGTAACGGTTCCTAAATTTGCAGTTAAAGCAATTCCTGTTACATCTACAGGTGTTAAAAGTTCTCCTGAAGCTGTGCCCAAGGTCATAGTCATTGTTTGACCATAATTAGGATCTGCTATAAACGAACCATTATTCCATCTAGAATTACCCCATGTAGCATCACCCCAAGCCATTGTGGTATCACCGGCTCCGGTGTTTGCATCTCCAGTAATGTCAAAATTATTTTGTCCTGGTACAGCTAAAAATGCAGCCATTGCTTGACCAGTAACTGTTGCATCTGGAGCTGGATCAGCGCCAGAAAAGTTTTCTGACATTGCCATTACCAAAGTATCTACCGGTTGATTGCCATACACTCCAAATCCCCAACTAGAATTACCCCAGGTCGAAGCAGATTTAGCTGACACTTCTGCAATAGTAATATTATCGGCAACCACTGTCCCTACATTAACAGACATGGATATACCACTTAGTTGCGCAAACGCAGGGTTAAAGTTTAACTGTGCAACCATTTCTTGACCAGTTGGTTCTGCTACAAATGCAGAAAACGCTTCTGTGCTAGATGGTGTTGCTGCTGTTAAAGAATTACCTGTAAGAATTAAACTTGAATCTCCGTTTATAGAAATACCACTAGAGCCTTCAGCCATTGTCATTGCGATACCAGTTACTTGATGTACATTACCTGATTGACCCCAAGTTTCTGTTCCCCAAGTATCAGAACCCCAGCCTTGATTTATTTCGTTTATAATTGTAATGCCATCATTATTAAGCGACATGGATAAAGCTTCACCATTATTCCATTCACCAAATCCCCATTTATCACCACCCCAAGCGACATTATTAGGGTTTGAAACTGGAATCGTTAAATCTTGGTTTTGATTCCAAGCCCCTTGATTCCAAGAATGAGCTCCCCATGAATTAACAACCATGTCCATGATACCACCCATACCGCTGCCATGGACGTAACATAAATAATAAAAATCTGTAAATGATGTAGGTGTAATTTCTACATAACGAGTTGTAGCTGCGTTAAACGTAGTTGTGTTAGTGTAGTTGGCATAGTTTGAGGAACCATCTAAGTAGTAAGTTACACCAGAAGTTAGGTATTGATCTTTGCTAGTGGTAGTAGAAAATATTAAAGGATGATTGTCATTAGTGCCTGCACTTTGATCAAAACGTAAAGTCGCTCCTGCAACCCAATCTACTGTACCGGGTCCAGTTGCATTTCTTACTCCGTCTAAATAAAATACATTACCTGTTGCTCCGCCTCCGCCATATAAGGCGCCTGATGCGACGGTAACCGTGTAAGTTTTATTCGCCATAGGAGTCTACCTCCTATTAGCCCGATATTCTTAGTATCGCTGCTGTTGATGTTGGTGCTGGAAACTGAATTGTGAAAGTTCCTGATGTAGCTGTTTTGTCTGCTCCAAAATCTAAAACACAAACTGCATCAGTAGTTCCTGACCCTGCTCCAGCTGTTGTATTATAAATTAAAGCACCTCTCGCAGTCAGTGTTACACCTGTAAAAGATCTGTCTGCAAAATCACATCTTGCTACACCTGCAGTCATAGAAGTTCCTAAGTTGACTAGGGCTCCTCCACCTTGAGTATATTGACCAGTGTTTGAAACTTGACCACCTGTGCTATCACCTGGATAGTTAGTGGTTGCAGAGTTTAGAGTTGCTGTTGAAGAGTAAAGAGCTAATTTGAACGTATCACCACCAGTTTGTTTAAAACTCATTGCTCCATCTAAAAGTTCTTTTTTAAATGAATTACAAATTGCTTGTGTTATGGCCATAGTTTTCTCCTTATTGTTTTCCTATTCGAGGAACACCTGCTTGGTATTCATCTCGTCTTCGTCTTCCCATTTGTTCTATTGAGAATCCTTTGACTGCTTCTGTGTATTTTTTATCATATAACGTGAGCATGTCAACGGGTCCTTTTAAAAAACCGTAAGCCTCTACAAGGCAAGCATACAATAAGCCATTGGGAAATTTTTGGCTTAGATATGTAGTAGTATTTGTAGACGATAATCCTGCTGTTTTCAAGATGTAATTTAATTGAATTGTATAGGTAGCATCTGGCGTAGGAGCAAAAACTAAAGTATTTTCATCCCAATAGCTGTAGTATTTTGGCACTCCAGTTTCTCCTTTGGGATTAAATTCTGCCATAAAATTAGTGTCTCTGTATTGAAGAAAGTCTCTATTATCAGCTGCAGATGTGCCGTCTGAATCTACAATTTGAGCTGATCTTACAATTAATAAATCATCAGGCGTATCTATAAATCTAGTGTTTAAAACTAAACTAGCTGTTGCATATTTTCTATTATTATCTGAATCTACTTCTCTTAAAATTCTAAGTTCAGCATCATTAATGAATCCATTTAAAATAGTATCTGTAAAAACATTACTAGATACTTCAGTATAATCTTTAATTTTTTGTTTTAGTTCTGTGTATGTCATGCTCTATCATTAACAGGTCCAGCTAAACATTGGAACCCGCCTCCTGTTTCTGTGCTGCTTGCAGCACTAATTAAATTAAAAGTAAAACTGTTGTTTTGTGTAACAGTTGAAGGTTGACCCGCTTGTGGAACTACTGTTGGAACCATGGTCACGGAGTAAGCTCCGTAGACTTTCGCTCCGTCTGAGTGTGCACCTGCGGGTGTGTTTTTGGGAGTCTGTCCTCTAAAAGGAGCAGCTGTTCCTCTAACACAATTCGATAAAACGTTTCCTGAGTTACCATTATAAAAAATAGTTTCGTTTTCAAATAAACCCGAAACTGAATTTATTTTTTCAATTACAATATATCCTTGACTCGGAAATGCTGAAGAATCAGTTAATGTTATAGAAATAGCTGTAGCAGTAATGTCTCCATTTAAAGTTGTTTGTAATTGTAAAGTAGAAACTGAAACTCCACCAACGGGAGATTTAACATCGTAAAATCTTATAGAGTCCCCTGTTTTGTAATCACTAAATGGAAAACTTACTGAAACTTGAGTAGATGCATTAGTCATTGTAAAAGGATTCTTAGGTAAAAAATCTGTAGTCGGGAATTCTGTTCTTGCAGGTCTTGGATGTGGTAATCCTTGAGGATCCGCTGTGTAGGGTTTTGGTTCTAACTGTGGCTGTTTAGGTTCATATTCTGAAGTATGAACTCTTGCACCATTCCATTCTTTTACCATTTCAGTATATGGATACGCTAATCCAGATCTGTCTGAAATAAATAATGCGTATCTGCCTTTTGATAAATTTCCCATAGTTATATACTCGGATAGTAAGTTTTAGGTGAAATGTAAACACTAGCTGAAGAACCATCTTCTTCTAGAGCTCTAGCCAATTCATCCTCATAAATTAATTTCATTTCTTGTATTCTTGGTTGCGCATATTTCATAGATAGATAATACGTTAATCCAGCAACCATGCAAGGTACAAATCTGTAAGGAACATCTGTTGCATTTGTATAATCACCTGCATCTTGTATTCTTTTTTCATAATAAAAATTTATTGCATTTCCATTTTCCGATGAACCCGGTGTTAAATATAAAGTTATTAAAATATGATCTATAAATCTTTGCACAAAATATTGTGAAGGTTGTCCTGTTGCTGATTTATTTGAAAGAGCTTGAAACTGTGATCTATTAATTTTTTCTAACGGAGAATCTACATTAGAAGAATTTCTATAAGACATTTCTAAAATTTCTGTAGCTTGATTAACAAAATTAGTGACAGCATCTCCATTAGAGTGAGTCGCTGCAGTTGTTCCGTTTACTCCTCTTGTAACTCCTGTTAGCTCTAAAGAACTAAATCCAGTGTAAGAAATATTTTCTGATCCTACATTTATTGTGCCTGTGTCAGGCATACGATCTTTAGAAGCAATTGTAATTCCAGTGGTTGCGCTTGTAGATGAAATAGCAGCAGTTAAAGTAGTAGTTACTCCATTGGAGTTTCCGTCAGACGTAGCTCTAAAAATTTTATATTCGTTTTGATTATTAACTAAAGTGATATTAGTATTTGCTACTTCCCAAAAATGAAGACCTCTGTTACCCCATTCTTGAAACATTATATTTAAAGAACGTCTAGCGGTTTTTAAATTATAACCGCTCATGTCAAATTGACCGAGTCTGTTATAAGACTCTTCAATTATCTCATCAATTTTAAACGTTTTGTCAAACGTTGTAGTGCCTGAAGTAACGTTGGCCATTTAAACTCCTAGCTATAAAATACAGAACAAACTGTTATGTGC